ATGAAAAGAACCATCAAAAAGAGCGCAACAGCGGACAGTATCAACCTTATGGAAGCATTTGCAGAGTTTATAGAAGAAAAGGAAGCACAGAACAAAAGTGCAGCTACGATTCACAACTATAAACAAAGCTTTGAAAAGTATTGTGCATTTAACGAGTTTGACGATAACACAGGCATAGAAGAAGCAGACCAAAAAGCCTTTTTACATTGGGTCAACACGATGGCACAGGACTTGACCCCTACAACAGTAAACCACTATTTGCGGGATGTACGCACATTTCTGAACTGGTGCATGGACGAGGATAGAGCTTATATTGAAAAGCGCTTCAAGATGAAAGAACTGTCTGTGCAGGACACAAAGCCGAAAGCTTTTAGTGATGATGATATTGCACTGTTGATGGAAAAGCCGAACCGCAAAGCAGATTTTGCAGAGTGGCGCACTTATGTGATTGTCTGCTGGATTATGGACAACGGTGCAAGAGCGCAAACCGTCTGTTGTGTTAAGATGGAAGATATAGACCTAAAGAAAAAGACCATTACATACGCCCACACGAAGAACAAAAAGGCGCAAGTAGTCGGTATGTCGGACACCCTCAAAACCATTCTGAAAGAGTACATCCGAAAGTGGAGATACGGCGCAACAGAGGAAGATTATCTTTTCCCGAACATCGGTGACGAGCAGCTTACAACAAACGCTCTGCGCTGTGCTTTTAAGCGGTATTGCAAGGACAGAGGGGTTGAACAGCACAACATCCACGGCTTGCGGCATACATTCTCTCTTGACTATGTAAGAAACGGTGGAAATCAATTCAAGCTGCAAAAGATTTTAGGACACTCCACCATGGAAATGACAAGGCGGTATGTCAATCTGGCAGCAGCGGATATTACAAGCGATTATGACCGCTTCTCTCCGCTGGCAACAACAAAGAAGAAAGCCAGCCGAACAAAGAACATCAAAGAATCCGATTGAAGAACCCGATAACAGAATACAAACACAAAAGCAGCGGTTAGAGGATAGCCGCTGCTTTTACTTTTTAGGGTATTCGGTTTTAATATCGCTTGCGCCCGAAAGATAGTCCATAGATACGTTATAAAAGCGGGCAAGTATCAAAAGGTTATCAATCGGAATCCTTGTTTTGCCGCTTTCATAGTCAGAATATGTGCGCTGCCCGATGTGCAAGAGGTCTGCAATCTTCTGCTGGGTCAAGGCATTATCTTCCCTTATTTCACGGATGCGTTCATTGTAGCGCACAAAATTCACCACCTTACACAAAATAGTATAAGGATTTTTGGCTTCCACTTGACAAATAGAGTTATAAACTCTAAAATAATAGAAAGAACCCTTGCAGTTAAGGGAAAATTTGAAAGCAGGAGGAACAGAAAATGCGGCTCAGTGAAGTTAATAAGGAAATAGAAAAAAATAAAAAAGAAACGAAAATGGTAGGAATATTTTTAGCGGTAGTATTTTTAGTGGCAGAACTTTGTTTTTTGGGGATTGGCTATAAATTTAAAGATTATGATGGCTTAGGAGCTATGACGTTTATTATGCTGGTAAGTATGGGAATAGGCATACCAAAGATATATAAAGAAAGTCAAAAAGAGCATAAAACTCTTATTGAGAAAAGAACGAAGTTAGAGCAGGATGAGCAGTTTATAAAACGCAGAGTTGGAATTTATGAAGCGGCAGATGATGAACAAAAAAAGCAGTTACACAGAGCATATTTTGATGTAAATACAGCGTATAAAGCAAATTTTTTAGGGAGCATGGATTTGGTTTGCTCAACACTAACAAAGATGCAGATGAAGAAAAGAGTCAATTCCACAGCTTATGGAATCGCAGGAACAGCAGCAGGCGGCACAGCACTTGGATATGTTGCCCATCTTGAAGCTGAAAGAAGAAATGACGAAATTGATCGACACAATTCGGAACTGTGGAAAAAGAGTTTCCAACAGGAGATGGAAGGAGAACGCAAACAGAAAGCTGCGAAAAAGCAAATTGAAGAAAGTGAAGCCAGACTAAAGGAACTGGAAAGCGAGATTGAAAGAACAAAAGACGTTGAGCTTAAAAACTGGTCGTATGAGAACTATAAGGACTATGATTGGAGCAAAGTCGGCAGACAATCCCACATTGTGACGATTGAAGGAGTTGAGTATAATGTTGACGGAAAGGGAATTGGATTAAGCCCTGTAGTAGATAAAGAGTAAAGCATAGAGAATAATAGAGAAGAGCCGCCCTTTAAGCATTAAGCAGCGAGGGCGGCTCTTGTATGCAAAGAACAGTATCAAAATTAACTTAATCTGAAATAGTATCAAAATATATTGACAATAGCATGAAAAAAGCCTATAATAAATATAGCAAATTCAACGAGCGTTAAAATTGATACTTTTAAGATGTGAGGTACAGAACATGATTTACGGATATGCAAGAATCAGCACTCCCCAGCAGTCGATACAGCGGCAAATCCGCAATATCTTGGAACAGTACCCCGATGCAAGGATTTTTGAAGAAGTGTTCACGGGAACAAAGTTTCAAGGACGGAAAGAGCTGGACAAGCTGCTAAAGCTTGTGAAAGCCGATGACACTATTGTTTTTGATTCGGTCAGCAGAATGAGCCGCAGCGCAGATGAAGGAGCGGCACTGTATGAGGAACTTTTTCAAAAGGGTGTGCGGCTGGTGTTCCTGAAGGAAAGCTATGTGAATACAGATACCTATAAAAAGACGCTGGAAAACCAAATACAGGTAAAGCTTGATACAGGCAACACCGCAACGGATAACCTGATGAACACAATTATAGAAGCCCTGAACCGCTACACAATGGAACTTGCGAAAGAACAGGTCAAGCTTGCTTTTGCACAGGCTCAAAAAGAAGTTGATGATTTACACCAGCGCACAAAAGAAGGAATCCAGACTGCAAGATTAGAGGGTAAACAGATAGGCGGTGTTAAGGGTGCAAAGCTGAATGTGAAAAAGGCAAGCCCCGCAAAAGAGCTGATTAGAAAGCATAATAAAGATTTCGGTGGCAGTTTGAATGATGTAGATACGATGAAATTAGTAGGAGTAGCACGAAACACCTATTATAAGTATAAGAAAGAGGTCAAAGAAGAACTTTTGAAAGAACTGGAAAGCTGAAAAGTTTCCCTTACAGTGAAAAAGCTGTAAGGAAAATTTTTTGCCTTTAGAATAGAAGTCCTGTTTATTGGATAGGTGCAAGCGTATAATATAGACAATGAAACGAACAAAAACAATAGAGCACCAGTTAAGGAGGACAATTCAAATGTCTAAGAAAGCTATTGACCTGACCGAAACTAATCCTACCAGCAAGACCCAGCTAACCAAAGAGAATATGTATAATTTTATCAAGCAGCGCAACAACAAAGAGGATGCACAGTGGTTTGTAGACCTGATGCGGGAACATAGGAAGGACGTTCCTTTGAACTCTGGCAAGGCAAAGAGCGAGAAAGGCAAGAGCTACGACTTTGCTTACATCCGTGAAGAATTTGCAAAGAAGTTTTTCAAAGAAATCAGTGACGAGTACAAAAAGGCGCAGAAAAAGACCTTTGATGATGAGTTAACGGAACTGCTCAACAGCTTTGATGCAGCCTAAAGCATAACAGAACAGCCTTTAGTGATTGGCAAGAGCCAAATACTAAGGGCTTTTTTGATTTTGAAGAAAAAATATGTGATAATAAATTAGAAAGTAAAAATTTACTGTGATTCAAAGCAACAGTTGGACAGCTTGAGGGGGTGGAAAAACCTTATATTAAAAGAAAAATAAGAAATTTCCCAAAACCTCATGGGGGTAGACCCGCCGGGAAGAAAGGATGAAAGAATGAGAGATTAGAATATAGTAAGGGAAAAGGCAAGGGTAGCAAAAGCAAAGAATCCGAAAGACTTCCCTTATAGCGTACAAGCGGAATTTTTAGGAATATCAATCACATCTTTGTATAACTGGATGAATGAGCAATACAATTTAAGGTCAGACAAAGCAACAGCCTTTGAAAGCTGGCTAGATGATATTTTAGAATAAAAGGAGTAAGAACAATGGAAACAGTACCAAATCAGAAAGTTGTTTAGATTCAAAAGGAAAAAGTAGGAAAGAACAATCTGTATGCTGTAATCAGTTTGAAAGGGATTGATGAAGCGGCAACGCTGCCCAAAACCGCCTTTAAGCTATGGATGTATCTGGTGAAAAATCAGGACAAGTATTCTTTTGCGCTGTCCTGTAAAGATTTTTGCAGATGGGCAGGCGTATCAAAGAACACCTATGAAACAGCGGTGAAAGAACTGATAGAGCGCAGCTATCTAGTACGGAAAGAAGAAGGAAGCAATGTTTACATCTTTTATGAGATGCCGCAGAATGATGAAGTGATTATGATTGAAAACCCGGCGGGCAGCGTATCAGAGAAGCAAGCTTTTTGCTTTTGATTGAATGCGTGTAGCAAAAATTGAAAAGCGTGTAGCAGATTTTAAGAAAAGCTGTAAAAGGTTTTGATACAGAAATACTATACTAATACAGAGTTATATTATATATGACGGAAAGGAAACACCTAAATGAGAACAAATACCGATGCAGTGAACATTTACAGACTTTAGAAAGCAATCCAGACAGTGGAGGTAGACCCAAATCACTCCGCAGATGCGATTAGAGATTATTATAGACTAGGAGAAAGCACCGCAGAAAGCCAGATGATGCAGCAGTTTTTTGAAGGTAAGTTCATTTTTAGCATGGAACAGTTAGAACAGTGCATTAAAGATGCGATTGAAGAATCATTTAAGGGAGCCGATAAGAAGCTGGAACATGTTGCACAGAACGCATTAGATAAGATGATACAGTCTTTATGACGCAAGAATATTGACAATCAGCGTGTTTTCTGATATTCTATTGTACAGAAATTCGTTTCCAGCTGATGGAAAGATTACTGAAACATCTACTAGAGCAATCAATAGGTTAAGACAGTAAAAATCAGTTGGTCGGTTTTGAAAAACAACTAAATAACGCTAAAAATAAGCTGGTGTGGCGCAATGGCAGCGCAACTGATTTGTAATCAGTGGGTTGCAGGTTCAACTCCTGTCACCAGCTCCAAAAAGACCTCAAAACGGAAAACGTTTTGGGGTCTTTTGCTGTTATAGAAGGTGCTTTTATTGCGGTAAAACGCAGGAAAATAGAGAACGACAGAAAAAGAGAAAATCCGTGGAAAAAGTAGTTGACAAATGCCACTTCAGATGATAAAATATACAGGCAGTCAGCGATGACTGCAAATAGGATATGGGCGTGTTCCCGAGTGGCCAATGGGGACAGACTGTAAATCTGCTGCTTTTCAGCTTCGGTGGTTCGAATCCACCCGCGCCCACCAAGATAAAACACCTAGAAACGTGAGTTTCTGGGTGTTTTTCTTTTGCTGTAACCCACAGTCAAACCCACTTTTGCGGGAAACTATGCGAAAATCAAGCAAAAATAGGCTGCCACGCATCACACTCGCATGGCAGCCGTTTCGTTACCCTCTCACCACGGCATTGTAAAGCATCTCCAAGAACTGCACCGCGCTGGGTGCACCGGTCAGTGGGTAGCCAGCCAGTTGCTGAACGCCCTCGGGGTTCAGCGCCCAGGCTTTCTCTGCTGCACGCCGGACGGCACTTTGAATGGCGGACCACTTGCAGCGCCGCTGGTCTGAGATGGGGGTATAGATCTCCTTTTGTACGGCTTCCAGCCGGTCCTCCTGTTCACAGATCAGAGCCACGCAGTCGCAGAGAACACGGTAATTCTTTGAGCTCCGGGTGATTCCCAGTGGCCGGAGGATTTGATCCAGCTGGGCAGGGGAGTCCGAAATTTTCATGTCAGGCATAGTTTGCACATCCTTTCCATCCAACTTTAACCGGAAAATGTCAGAATGTGCCGGATAATGCGGAATGCGTCGGAATATGCCGAAATATGCCAAAAGAAAACAGCCCCGGGGAGCCAGATGGTTCCTCGGGGCTGTTGCTATGTACTCTTACTTGATCTTCCCCTGCATCTGATCCAGCAGCTCATCGGCGCGGATGGCCTCGGGAGTAAAGCTGTTGTTCTCCCACCATGCCCAGATGGCGGCAGCGGTGGTCAGGCCAGCCGTCACCCACTGCTCCACGCTGGCGCTGTCGATGGGCAGCACCGGCTTGCCTGCCGCGCTCAGCAGCTGGTTGACGAGGGCCAGAGCCAGCACTACGGTGCGGGCGATGGTCGCGGCGGGGATTTTTCTGTTAGTCATAGGTCAGTCCTCCTGTTTGATTGGCAAAGCCATAACACGGCGGTACAGCTCGGTGCCCGTGCCGTTGCCGCCCAGTGCATGGTAGCTCTTGTACAAATACTCGACGTTCTTCAGACCGCTGGCATCAATCGAGCCCTGCGCCATGAAGTGCTGGCAGGCCTGATACAGCCGGTCGTGCAGGATGGCCAGCAGGCCCTCTTTGATGGCCTTGCGCTCCTCTTCCTGTGCCTTGATGCGTTTGGTCAGGCGGCGGTAGGCCGCGGTCAGCGCCCCAGAGATGCCGGTGAAGGCAAGCTCCCAGAGGTGCTGCAAGATAAACTGCCACATCGGTCTCACACCTCCATTACCGGAATACCGTATTCCTCGGCGCACTGCCGCTCAATGCGACAGCCGCGTGCGTACTCCCAGCCCGGGGCGAAAACCGCCACGTCAGCCTTAGCCAGAAACTCGATGCTGCGTGCCAGATAATCCAGCGGCTTCGCATCGGGGCCAAAGTCCTCAAAGAACGTTTCCAGAGGAACCGCATCGTCACCAAACACGGCCCTTGCCTTCCCGATCACTGCGGCACGCTCCTGCAGCACCTGCTCGTCCGATAGGCCGTTCATAGGCTGGCTGATAAAAAACTTCTTGCTCATCACTTATGCTCCTCTCACTTTCGTCAGCCTGGCCCGCTGGATAATGGTGGCGTAGTCCTTATACGCATGGCTCAGGTCTACCGGGCCGCTCACGCCGTGGATCTTGCCGCTGCTTGTGTACTGCCACATGCCGTGGCGGCGGGCGGGGCGCTTGCCGCGGTAGTCCGCGATCCACAGATCGTAAGCAGCAAGGGCTTCCATGTCGAGGGCGGTGTCCGCGAAATTGGTGTAGGTGTACACCATTGCATACAGCCCCCACGCTTCTAGTTGGGCAGCGGCTTCGGCCACGCGGGCGGACAGCTTTGCGGGGGCCATGGAGCGCAGGCGGGGGTCCTCCACATCGATGGCAAGGGGCAGCTGGAACGTTTTGCCCCGGAGAGCTGTTTTGAGGGCGGCCAGCTCCTCCTCCGTCTGCCGCTGCGTGACCGCACAGGTGTAGTAATATCCGCCCACCGGGATGCCCCGCGCCGTGCACGCGGCATAGTTGCGCTCGAAGGCCTGGTCAACGTAGGGCTTGCCGCCCTTGCTGCCCAGCACCCGCAGCATCACGCCGTCGATTTTGCCGCTTGCCTTGACCTTGTCCCAGTCAATGCGGCCCTGCCAGCGGGAGACATCCATAATTTCAGCCATAGCGTCCTCCTTACTGTGTGATTTCCTCAAAGCCGCTCTTGATAAGAATCGCCTTGACCTTCTCCTTCAGCAAGCGGGGGCAGCGCTCATACAGAGCTTTTGCCTCCTCCACGGTCTCAGCAGACATGATTTCCTGTGCCCATAACATAGCCATCATAAATACCATCCTTTCGATTTTTTGTGTGATTTTACGCATAGACAGTCTCGCTCATCTCAAGCAGACACTGTTTCAGCATCTCGTTTTCGTTTTTCAGCGCTTCCAGCGTCTCCGGCAACTTGTCCAGTACCTCCTGCCGCTGCTGGGCTTCCCTATGGGCCTTTTCCTGCGCAGCCAGCTCTTCGGCGGTCGGCGGCTGTGGCACTTCCCCGTATTCGTACACCTCATACTCCGCCCCGCATAGCCGGATGCCCCAGTAAGCTTCCCCGGGCTGTGCATTTTGGTTGTGTGCGTTCACCGCAGCCTCGATTGCGCTGTAATCTGCCGGGGTGCCGTCGGTCTCAGTCGGCGTTGTGTACCCGGGGCGGATCGCTGTTCCTTCCATTTTGAAATCTCCTTTCCGGGTGCTCAGTTAATATAGTTAAACTCCCCTAAGAACTTAAACGTTGTCACCAGCGTGTTCAGCGGCAGCACGATGCAGGGGCGCAGACCGTACGAGTCCTCTCTGTGGCCGCCTGTACTGCTAAAACTACCATCCTTATAGAACGTGTACATATAGTTGCCGTTGTAGCTTCGCTTGGAGCGTGTCCAGTATTCATTGTCTGCTTTTCGCTTGTCGGTGGCAGCAGTCGTGTAGTCGAAGTAGTCCAGCTTTGCACCTTCTTGTGCCATCAGACCATCTATGCCCTGCCAGGTGTAAACGCCCATCTCGACCGCGGAAAGCAGAAAGCACTTCCTCGAAAGGCCGTTCGAGCCGGAGGAAACCTTGGCCGAACTGTAATCCGCCTGTTTCACGTAGGGCAAATGCACGGTCATCAGGCGGTTTGCCACACTGGAGGTGATATTTCCGCCCGGGTAGTTGACACACCAGTTGTCCAGTGCCCATCCTTCGTAGCCGTAGATGTAACTGCCACTGATGGAAGTGGATGCCGCAATGTTTGTTCGCCAGAGCCATGCGCCGTTGGCCGTGCTGTCGTACAACCCGCCGCCCGGAACGCCCTTGTGCACCAGCTTATACCAGTAGGTCTTGTTGCCGCTTGGGTCTGAGATGCCAAATTCAGTCCCCAATGCAAAGGAACTGATGGGATTGCCGCCGTCATAGAACTTCTTGGCTACGCCGTCCACGCCGATATAGCCCTTGTGTACCTGCCTTGCGGTACCGCCCACGCCGATGTAGATCTTGGAGACCGATTTGGCACTTCCGCCAATTCCGGTATAAATTGCCATGTTCTCTCCTCCTTATACGTACACCAGCAGGATAGAGCCGGTTGCAAGGCTGCTTCCCGCACCGGGGTCACTGGTTTGGGATGTGATGGGGGTCACACCCAGCCAACTCTGCATAACCGACTTGCTGACATCCTTAATCTTCGTGCCGTCGTCCGTATAACCTGCAATATGCGTCAAATTCGACGTATTAAGGCCGTCGCCCGCATAGCCGACTTGGATTGTTCTGGATGCGCTATTATAGTCGGTTACGCCGGTTGCTTTTGTGGCGGTGGTTGCATTACCATCCAGCGAACCAATAAATTTGTTGGCCCGAAGATCCGCATAATCGTTGTCTATCGCTTGCCCTTTAGCAAATCGATACTCTTTTATCGTGCTATCTCGATAGCCAAAGTAGACATCGTTACTGTCTGGGGTGCCAACAAAATTCACCTCATTCCCGTGCTCGAACGCCAATTTCGAGTGGCTATGCGCACTCGGTGGAAACGTCTCCGGCTTATCCGTCACAGAATTCCAGTCCGTCTTGATGCTCTTGAACTTGTCACCCACAGTCTTTGCATCCGCCGGTGCATCGGGCACGGACAGGGTCTTGTCCGTTCCGGCCCGTGTTCCGGCAAGCTTCGCAGCATCCTCTGCGGCTTTCTGAGCCTTTTCTGCGGCCTGACGGCTGGTGGATGCTTCACCCGCGCTGGCAGATGCTTCCCCGGCCTTGGTGGCGGCGGTGGAAGCGCTCCCCGCAGCGGCGGTGGCCTGCTGGGTGGCAGTGTTTGCCGCAGCGGTGGCCGTCTTGGTGGAGTTGGCCACATCGTTCAAGGCTATGGTGCGGGCCCGGGCGATGTTCTGCAAGGCGGTGGTGTGCTCCGTCTCTGTGTCCTGCAGGGCCTGCTTGGCGGCGGTCTCACTGGTCTTGGCGTTCTTCTCGCTGGCGGCGGACTTGGTCTCGCTGCTCTTGGCGGCGGTTTCACTGCTCTTGGCGTTGTCCTCACTCGTCTTTGCTGCATTCTCACTGGCCTTGGCATTGGTCTCCGACGTTTTTGCGTTGGTCTCACTGGTCTTGGCTCTTACCGCACTCGTTTCGGCCTCCTTGGCCTTTGTGGTGCAGGTGGCCACACTCGTATCCATGCTGTCGGCACTGGCCTTCGCCTTGTCCGCGCTGGCTTTCGCGTTGGTTTCGGATGTTTTTGCGTTGGTCTCGCTGGTCTTGGCCGCGTTCATGCTCTCCAGCGCCTTCTTGGCGTATTTCGTCACCTCGGCCACGAACTGCTCATAGATGCTCGGCGTAATGTTCTCGGTGGTCGTGTCGGTGTCGATGGTGTCATAGCAGGTGTACTTGCCGGGCTTGGTCATGGCAATGTAGCCGCTGTCGTTGATGGCCAGCAGCATCCAGGTGCCCTCTTTTTCCAGTGTCCACCGCCGGTCTACCAGTGCGCTGTTCTGTTCGTCCAGCAGCTGGGGGTCCGGCTTTGTGCCGCTCAGGCGCTGCACATGCAGGGTCACGGTACAGTTCTTCCACTCTTCCGGCAGCTCAAAGCGGAGCTCGTCCACCTTGGCGCTCCGCACACCGCCCAGATACAGCGTCTCAATGTTCGCCCGGAACGTCGAACCATTGTCCTGCAGCTTTCTGATCTTGATATCCAGTTGGCTCACAGTTTCACTCCCTTCACCAATCGGGCGCACTCCTCGATCGATCCAGAGGTCTCATTTCAGATTTGTGCGCCCTTCCTGCCCCTATCCTATCACGCCCCGCCGGGTGCAACTACCCCGGACATACAAAAGGGAGGCCGTTCACCCCGAACGGTCTCCCTTTCTTCTAAGCAGGGCTCCCCCCTCGGGGGAGCTGTAAGCAACTCCGCCTTTGGCGGATTGCGCACTGAGAGGTTCACCTCACCCCTGCCCACTCATCCTTGCTGTTCTTTGCCTGTTCCTCCTTTTTTGCCGCGTCCTTCACCCACTGGGCAAAGTTCTTGTTCTCATACATCGGGGTTCCGTCCGCTTTGGTCAGCTTCAGCAGCATCGTTTCCAGGCGCTTGCGGTCGCTGCTGCTGCCCGCCAGATACTCTTCCTTCACCGCCGCCGTTATCTTCGTCTTGATGCTGCCGTCCTCCTTGCCCGCCGTCCGCAGCCGCCGGATCTCATCCTGCACGTCGCTGGTCCTGCCGGTGTCCACCGCTTCAGTCAGGTCATCGTACACGCTGCCGCCGGTGCCGCCTCTGTACAGCTCCTCGGCCTTGCTTTCAATGGCTTCGGTCACAAGGTCAATCACCCACGCCCGTTTTTTCGCGTCAGCTTTGACCCCCTCCCGGATGCCCAGCGTCTCGTACAGTTCCCGGATCAGCCGCTTCGTCACGTCCTGCCGTTCCCGGTCGTTGCCCTCGTTCCGGGCCCTGGCCGCCTGCTCTACTTCCGGGCTGTATTTCTTCAGCCGGTTCTTCAGCTGGCTGGCAATGGTCTTTTCGTCCTTGCCCATGGCTTCCAGCTTCGCCATAGCACCGCTGGCGTTGTCCGTGTCCCCCTCGGCAATGGCGTTGTACAGCCGGTCATACTGCCCGGTGGCGCTCGTCGGGGTCGAGCTGAACGAAAAGCCGCTTCCGCTTGCAATGTCTCGTGCATCTTCCACATAGGCATCAAAGGCATCCAGCATTTTCCGGGCGTTCCCCATAGGCACACCCGCAATTTCAAACCCGTACTGTATCAGGTTCACGCCTGCCTTTCGCAGTTTCTGGTGATACGCTTCCAGCTGTTCCTCCGTCATGTCACCGGTGTCCTGCCGGACAAGGCTGGAAAACTTCGTTACTGCTGCAAAAAGATCATTCACAGCGCTGATGTTGGTTGCACTCACCACATCGTAATCCGTACCGTTCACTGCATTTCCCACAGCGCTGTACAGCTCGCTGCCATACAGGAAGTTGCCCGCAAAGCTTTCCGTGTACAGATTCAGGAATCGCTTGCTCACGCTGGCCGCGGTCACATCTCCGTTCTCGTCCTGCTCTCTGTCCCACCGGTGCAGCAGGAAGTCCGCACCGATCTTCATCAGTGCAAACACAGCAGTCTGGGTGATCTGGCTCACAATGGCCCGGTTCAGGTTCTTTCCAGCCCGCTTCACTTCTTCTGCTGTCTCGCTGCTGGGTGCAGCCTTGTCCCGTGCTTTCTGGGCGTTGTAGTCCATCACCGCATCGGCCAGGATGCCGTAGTTCTGGAAACGCTGGGTCGTGAACATGGTCAGGATCTTGGTCATTTGATCCGGGTTGCGCTGGATCCCCGCACGCTGCATGGTGGTGTAGTTGGGCTGGGTCTCCTCGATCACCCGCTGATATGTCTTGTTCACCGCTTCCCAGTAGGCTTCGCTGCCTTTCGTGGCTGCCCCCTCTGCAAACTCATTGACGTGGTGCTCCACATACCGCTTGGAACCCTCCCACAGGGCCGCTACCGTGATCTCGTCCATGCTGTTGATCCAGCCGGTCACCCACTTAGGCAGCTTGTCCATGGCCTTTTCTGCCGCGCCCTGGCTCACGCCAATGCTGGCAAGTTCACCCCGCTGGCTTCCCCGCAGTCGGTATTGCAGCAGCACATCCCCATGCTGGGCAATTTCCTGTTCCAGCGCTGCCCGCTGCTTGCAGGAGAGGTTCTTCACAAACGGCACCACCGCCGCCATGGTATCCGCACCCAGTACCGCGCCCGCCGTTGGCAGAGATGCCGCCTGCGCAATGGCCACACCAGGGTTCAGCGTCAGGATCGCGCCCGCATAGTTGCCGCGCAACCTGTCCAGCACTTTGGTCATTGTGGTCGAGCGCTTTCTTTGCGTGGTCTGCAGGTCGGTCAGCAGGTCATCGATGTAGTTCGTCGCGCTCTGGCCCCACTTCTCTTTCAGGATACCATTTTTCAGCATCTTGATGCCGTCCTCGGTCTCAATGCCACTGTTCAGCACCTTCTGCACGTCCCGGATGGGTGCCGCCAGTCCGGCGTAGGCTGCCGTGTCCCGCAAACTCCGCTGCACCACGCTGCTGCACTCCTCCAGCAGGATAGGCATCTGGCTCTTGACACGGTTCTTCAGGAAGCCCCGGCCCTCAATGGTGGCATCCAGTTTCACGCCCTCGATCTGGGTCGCCAGCGCCGTCTTGTCCACCGCAATGGGGTAATAGTTTTTCACGGTGGCCCGCTGGTAACCCAGCAGCTTCATGCTTGTCTCGTTGATCAGGTTCGTGGTGTAGCTGCCAAAGAAATTCTTCATGTCCTCGCACCAGGCCCGGTCGTAGTCGGTCATGGCCTTCTCCACGGCCTGGATCACGGTGTCGGCCATGGGGTTTCCCGCGCTGTCCGTCAGCATCCCGATCTTCACGGTCTGGCCCTTCTGGTAAGCCTTCTCAATGTCGCCCCTGTTGTACTCCTCCGCATCCGGGATCGTCAGGCCACCGTTCAGCAGGTGCTCCCGGCTGTCGGCGTTCTGCAGGTGCATGTACAGGCTGCACAGCTGGGCGTGGGTCAACGGTGCAGCCCGACCCTTGCTGTCCTTCAGGCCAATGTCCACCAGCTCCGCGCCCGGACCGGCGAATTTTTCCATCTGTCTCAGGTTCGCCTTGCCCGTCACATTGTCAAAGAGCTTCGTTCCCTCCACAATGATCCGGGTCTGTTCCCTCTGGCCGTCGTTCAGCATGGTTCCCAGCTTCTCCATCTGGCTGTTCTTTGCGTAGCCGCCCAGCATCCGGAACACACGGCCAGCCCCCAGCATGTCCAGGTTGTACCTGGTCAGGGCGCTTTGCAGCTTTCCATCGTTGCCCTTGCTCTGGCGCACCTCTGCAGCCGCCTCGTTGGCGATCTTGTCCACCGCTTCGGCTTTCTGCAAGCTCAGGGTCTTGTTTGCCGTCCGGATCACGTGCAGGGTGCTGGTCGTAATGGCTTTCAGCATCCGCATCTGGTCCACCGTCATGGGCAGATAGGTGCGGTTCTCGGTCTCTCGGATCCGCTTTCTCAGCCGGTCGCGCAGCATCTCGGCCTTTTCGCTGTCCGGCAGTGCCTCGGCCTCTGTCAGCTGCTGGTTCAGCCGGTCAAGCTGGGTCTGCTTGCTGGCATTCAGGTCAGCCTGCAGCGCGTCGATGAGCTCCGGCACCTTGCTCAGCTTCCAGTCCTCGCTGATGCCGTTGGAGCTGTTCTCGGCTCCCATCGACTGCATGATACTGGTGCGCAGGGCCGTCAGCCGGGCCACGGCGTGGTCGTTCAGCAGGGTCATATCCGCCAGCTTTGCCACCTCTGCCGCCTGCTGGATCAGGTGGGGCTGCACATACCGGTCCTTGCTGGGCCGCAGGATCATCTGGTTCAGCTGGGCAGCATTGGCCCGGATGCCCCGCCGCAGCTCGTCCTTCTGCCGACCGTCCCGGGCTTTCTGTACCCGCTTCTCAGCCAGCTTCTTGGCAATGGCAATGTCCTCGTCCCGCTGCTGCTGGGCTGCAGTGATGGCGATTGCGTTTCGCTCCGCCTGCTTTTCCTGCCACTCCTGAGCTTTGCGCTGGTTTTCCTGCTCCCATTCCAGCAGTTCGTTTTCCTGATGGATCAGCTGCCACTCAGCCCGATCAGCCCGGCGCTGTTCTCCTGCCACCTGGTGCGAAAGGTTCCAGTTCTCCCGCTTCAACTGTTTGTTTTCCAGCCGGATCTCGTCCAGCATCTGCTGGCGTTCTTCCTTCAGCCGCTTTTTTTCGGCCTTCCACTCCCGTTCGTAGGCTTCCTTCAGCACGTCCAGCTTTTCGGCCATGTCGCCGTAGTTGGTGATGTCCAGCCCCAGCGTATCCAGATTCTGATCCAGCAGCTTTTCTGCTTTTTCATTCCGCTTCTGCTGTTCTGTCCACTGCCGCAGTGCTTCATCCCGGCTTCCGTTCCGGCTGTTCTCATACATCCTCCGGTTGAACTCCCGGTTCTGCTCCTTCTGCACCTTCCGCAGGTCCTTCAGCGCCTGCTCCGCGTTCTCCTCGCCCACGGCAGCAGCCACAGCCTGGCGCTGCCAGCGCTGGAACCCGTCAAAGATGGCCTGTGCATCGGTCATCTCCGGCACGTTCAGGATATCACCCAGCATCCGGTCGGCCAGCTCCACTTTGGCATCCTCGTACTCGGCAGCATCCGCAAAGCGGCTCATCATCTTGGGCTTGATGGCATCGTGCACGTTCATCAGCACATCCAGCCACTCGGTGCTCTCCATGCTGGCCGCGCCGTCCACGCCTGCCGCCTGGGCCGCGCCCCGGAACAAGGCCGCTGCCCCTTCCTTGGTTCCGCCCATGGCCCGGGTGTCGTTGACGATGGCTTCATACACTTCCGCCGGGTTGCCGTCCCGCACACCCTCTGCCTGCCGCAGCTTCACACCGTGCCGCCGGGCCTCCGCCACCGCTTCGCTCCACGTCCCGTACCGCTTCACCAGCTCCGCCTTGGCCGGGCCGTCCTTGTTCACCGTGTAGCTCAGGTCGTGGTATTCCGGGTACTCGTCCCACAGCTCGGTGTTCCGGTAGGTCGCCCCGCTCAGTATTTCATCTGCAATGGTCTCAGACAGCGCGCTGGCCTTGCTCATGCTGGCCCCGTCTGCCGTCATGTACTCCACCAGCGCCCGGGTCTCTCCGGCAATCTTCGTCCGGTCGGCCCTGCTGCCGTTGGCCTTTGTCCACCGCACCGCCAGCCCGTCAATGGAATCCTGGCTGATCCGCACACCGTGGGTCACACCCATCATCTGGGCCAGCGTTTCCATCGCCGTGCTGTTGTCCGCAATGGCCCGGCTTGCCTGCCGCTGGGTGTTCTTCCGCGCGTCCCGTTCCGCCTGTTCGGCTTTGGCCGCCAGCTGGTACCGGAATCGTGCCAGGCTGCTCTCTGCGGGCAGCTCACCGGTCTTGTAATAGTCCCTGATCTCCCGCACAACACGATCAGCATCAATGCGGCCGCTGTACTCCTTGCTGGCTGCAACCCTGCCGTCGGTGGTGGAAATATCCAGCGTGAACTTTCTCTGTTCACTGCCCAGGCTTCCCACCATCTCACGGATCTGTTCCAGCTGTGCAGCGGTCGGGGCTTTGTCTGCGGCCAGGTCAACACCCGGAGCTTCCGCCATCACCCGCACATTACCGTCTGCCAGGAACTTGTTCAACGCGTCTGTCCCTTCCGATACTTCCGCCGGGCCGAACACACTCATAATTTCCCGGTGGTCGGTGTCACGGGTCTTATCATTCCGGGCAAAATCCAGCATCTGCCCATCCGGCAGGATGTATCCGGCCCGTTCAAATTCACTCGTCGTGCCAAACTGCTCCACGGCCAGCTGACGGCGATACTTCGCCGCACCGCCTGCTTCCTTTGCTTTGGCATCATAGACAGCCTGCTGTTTCTGCTTCTGTTCATTTCTCTGGGTTTCCAGCTTGGCATGAGCTTCCCGCAGTGCATTATTCACTTCACCGATTCGGTTTTCAAGCTCTGCACCACGCTGGTTAAAATCCTTCCGCTTTGCAAGGTACGCCTGGTATTCTTCACTGGCCTTAAACTCCTTTGCCTCGGCAGAGAACAAACCCAGAGATTTTCTCTTCCCTTCAATCTCCTTTACCTCGGCGCTGTTCAGCCAGTTTGTTCGCTCTGTTTTCAGGGCGTTTTGCTGGTGTTCCAGTTCCCGACTTTCTTTTTGAAGTGCCGCCAATTCATCCACGGTTCCAGCAGAGCCGTCACTCAGCTGGAACCGCACCGATTTCTTCACAGGTTCGCTGTTTCCCTTGCTTTCGGCATTTTCTTGTGCTATACTGTTTTTAGCAGGAAAGCTCGGGCGTTCACCGCCCTCCTCGGTTTTGAGTACCGTGTCAGCGCTTTCCTGATAAATAGAACCCTCCGACCCTCTGCTCCCCGAATCTTCGGATTCCATGTGGGCTTTGCCGGAGGGTTCCGTAAAACCTCCTTGCAGACTACTCCTTGAATCTTTGGATTCTACGTGGGTACGCATGGAGGTTTTATTATTTGTAGATTTTATATCTACAATATCATAGAAAATCTCCCGGTCATTTGCTTTGAAGGCAGTCAGAACATCAGCTTCATAGGCATTCTGCCCAACCACAATTTTGATTTTTCCACGGTTGAATGCTTCCGCATTCTTGTGGTTTGCAGGTTCTCTGTAGACTTCATCTGCGGTTTTAATAATTTCATCCAGATTTGCAGCCATCCGCATTTTATCTGCATACGTTTCTTCGTTCGTTCTCTGAAGCGCCATTGTAGATTTAGAACGGACAAACTCACTTCTTCCATCTTTATGGTTCAAAATTGTCCAGCCGTTCCGCTCAAAGCCATTCGGATACCGTTCTTTGATGGCCTGCTTCACTACGGTTTTCCAATCTTCCTGTGGAACACCGTTCAGGATATCTTCATCAATTTTGATGTAGCTCTCTCCGTCGGCATCCTTCTGGATCGAAAAACGAATATTGCGTCCTTCCGCCGCGCTCTCTGTCTTGGGGGCAGCGGCGTTTTCTTTTGCACTGCGCAGGTTGTCCATCGCTTTTTCAGCGTGGGCAAAGTACTCGTCCTGCAAAATTCTGCGCTCGTTCTCGGCCAGGCGCTGGGCCTTCAGGGCCGCCCGGTTGTCTGGGTCAAGGGTCAGCGCTTCCTTTGCCCGGCTCACAATGCCGTCCAGCATCTCCTTCACCCGGTTCATCACGGTACGGATGGTTCCGGCCCTGCCGCTGTTCTTCTCGGCCTGCCCGCGCTGGAACTCTACCCAGCGCTTGAAATCGGATTCATTGGAGAAGATGCCCCGCCAGGCATCGCCCACCAGCTCCTCGGCAGCTTCCTCATAGGTCAGATTCTGCTGGGCATAGTCGGTCATCTTCTCCCGGATCATCTCGTCCACGGTCTCAAAGCCGCTGCTCCTGGCCAGATACAGCAGGGCATGGTCCTGCAAAGTCTTTGCTCCCTCGCTGTCCAGTGCGTTGTACCAGTGGTAGTCCTCGTGCAGCACCGTGCCGAACGTATCCTGTGTACTGTCTCCAAAGAAGATCCGGGCCGTCTCCGTGTCCACATAGGCCCGCACCCGGCTGTCTGCCTGTCCTGCACCGTTCTGCAGCACGTTTTTCAGAACCGCCGTGGTGCCGGTTGCCGCCGCGTTCAGCTCGATCACCTGGCTTCCAGCGTCGTTCGCGTTGCGCAGGGTTCCCTTGTAGATGGTCTCACCCCGGCCCGTCAGGCTCTGTTCCGTCAGAGTGCCGCTCAGCTGGCTCTTGGCCCACCGGGTATCTGCCGCATCCCTGCCGTAGGTGTAGGCGATCTCCAGCGCGTTCCTGCCCTTGAGGTTGCCCAGCACATAGTTCACGTTGGCCGCCATGCCGCTGCCGGTGCCCGCCAGCTCCAGCGCCTGGTCAAAGGTCTTCACGTCCTCCATCTGGCCCAGCCGGTACAGGGTGGATGCTGCCGCCGCATAGCGGTCACTGTCCACGCCTTCCGGCTGTTTCCGGCTGATCTCCTGCGCCGCCTTTTCGCCCACCTTCCAGCTCCGCAGCACCTGCTCCGTCCGGGCCTGCTTCTGGCCTTCCGTCCTCGGTGCTTCCATGCCGTAGGTCTCCCGCATCGGGCTGTTGCTGCTGTCCATCCCGTCAAGGGTGCTTTCTTCCACAGGGACCGACTGCATCACAGCCTGCCGGTCAGCTCCATTCTGCGCAGTCAGACCAGTGTTTTCCGCACTGCCAAGGGCTAACGGGTTGCGACTGTCAGCGCTTATGCGATGACTGAGGGGTTCTGCGCCGTCCGCCGCTGTTTCCGTGGGGCTTTCCACACTTTCCCCAGCGTTCTCAACAGCATTCTGCTGGCTGCGCTGTGCCGCCACTTCCCGCAGCATCCGCCGGGTAGCCGCAGCCGTGCTCGGCAACTTCACCCCATAGGCTTCCTCAAAAGCTGCGCGGTTTGCCTCGTTTCCGGCCTCCGGGGTGAACAGCCTGATGGTCTTGCCTGTCAGGCTGTCACCGGCCGCCGCTTCTGCAAACGTCTGCACAGCCAAGTTGTCCGATATGGCAGCAGTTTCTGCACTGTTGCCCTCAGCCGCAGGGCCCGCCGCTTTCAGGTCAGCAGAGCCTTTTTCAGTCCCATCAGACTCCACCGACATGCCAAGGGCCCCACTATTAGGGGGGCTGTCAGCGCTCACGCGCTGACTGAGGGGTTCCGGTTCCCGCGCCAGCTCCTCCCGGCGCTGGTGTTCCTTCAGCGCCTGCTCGTATTCGTCCTGAGCGGCATACCGCTCCACGTTGCCCCGCAGGCTGGAATCTCCCGCATTCATCCTGGAAAGCCCTGTGCCCACAGCGCCGCCCAGTGCACCGGACGCACCGCCGGTCAGCCCCGCTTCCAGCGCCTGAACCAGCGTGTCCGTGGTAAACATGGTCTGGGCAGCTTCGCTGTCTCCCAGGGCCGCATCAATGGCCTTGTCGGCGTAGGTCTCCACAAAGGCCTGCACGGCGTTGTCAATGCCGCCGGAAATGGCGTTGGCAACTGCCGGATGTGCCGCCGCAAAGGCCGAATCCCCAGCCAGCGCCCGGATCTTGTCTGCCACAGCTCCCGCCACGGAATTTCTGGCGTAGTCCGCGCCCATGGTTCTTGCCAGATCAGCCGCACCCACGCTGTTGATGGCCCATCCTGCGCCAAACTTGGCCACGCCGCCCACCAGCGCCTTGCCTGCGCTTTCGCCCTTGGCCGCGCTCTTGCCCATGGCATCCGCAGCGCCCTGGGCACTCAGCACCGGCAGCACCGCCGCCGGGTTGATGGCAGCCACGGCAAGGTTCTCTGCCGCGCTGGTCGCCACGCCCTGCACGGTCCGCTGCACATCGGTCAGGCCGCTCTGGGCCGCGCCCGTCAGCTGCTGGCCCCGGTTGTACAGCTGGTAGCCCACGCTCTTCTCCGTGTCGATGCCACCCTTTGCTTCCGTTCCGGCAATGCGGCTGCGCATGTCCTCGATCTCCTGCCGGGTAAATCCCTGCTGCAACAGGTCGCCGGTGCTGTACTTGGGCTGGTAGTCCATGTCAGTTTCCATCAGCTGGTCATACAGGTTCTTCTCGCGGGGGTTCCGGGCAAGCTCTGCTTCCAGTGCTTTCCGGTTCTCGCTGCTCTGCCGGATGTTCTTTCCGGCCTGCACCAGGTACTCCGCACCCATCAGCGGGGCAGCGGCCACGGTGTCCGCAACGCCGCCCACGGTGTTTGCCGTCCGCCGGGCCAGCTGCTTCCACTCCGGGATTTCTTCCATAGTGTCCAAATACTCCCTGGCCTGCCGGATCTCCGTGTCCGTGTACCCCAGCTTTTTCAGGTCCGCCGTGCTGTAGGTGTTGCCCACCTTCCCCTTGATTCCCGTGGTGCGGAATGGGTCGATGCTACCATCCCCGGCGCTGGCCCCGTTTCTGCTGGTGCCGGCCTCGGCATAGCTGGTATAATTGCTCTTCTTTTCCAGCAGCTTGTTCACAAGCTCCTGATTCCGAGGCTGGTCAAACCACTGGTTGGCCTGGTCAAAGGCCTCCGGCTGGCTGTACTCCGCATAGCTGTTCTTCAGCTTCTGGGCCTGCTGGCCGTACCACGTTCCCAGAGTATTCCCCGCCGGGCTCACTGTCACCTTCTGCCGGTTCAGCTCGTCGCTCCGGCTGTCCATGGCATCCGCAAAGCCCAGGTTGTTCCTTGTCCGGTAATCCTCCAGCGCCGTGGAATACAGGTCGGTGCCCGTCTGTCGGCTCGTTGCTTCCTGCTGTTTTTGTGCACGCAGGGCAGCAGCGCTGCCCTTTTCCCAGCTTGTTCCCGCACTGCCATGGGCTAACGGGTTGCGACTGTCAGCACTCTTGCGCTGACTGAGGGGTTCTGCCCCGCCCGCTGCTGTTGCCATCCCAGTCTTTTCCTGCCGCTCTTTTTCATTGCGGTTCCGCAGCGCAGCAGCACTTCCCGATTTCCATGCCATCCTGTATCCTCCTTAAAATCCAGCGTTCTGCATTGCCCTGTCGATCACATCGTCCGATGCACCCAGATTCATCAGCCGACTGGCGATGGTATTTGCATCCATTCCCTGTTCCTTCCACCCCTTTGCATAGCTCAGGGCGTTGCTGTACGGCATTCCGGTACTCTTACCCGTGCTCCCTCCCGTGGTTCCCCCGGGCAGGGCCCACTTGTTCGGATTCGCCAGCGGGGCGATCAGCCCGCTGCCAGTTCCGGTCGCTGCTGTTGTGCCCGTGTCACCGTCCGGCAGCATTCCGGCGCTGGCCAGAATGTTCGCATAGACGCTCTTGGTCGGGTCATCATCCTTCAGGCTCTGATACTTACCCAGCGCCGTCAGCAGTTGGCTGTTTGTCCACCCGCTTCCGCTCTTGCTGGAGCCGCCGGAACTTCTCGAACTTCCTCTGCTCTTCGTAGCTGCCGCCTTTGCCAGCTGGGTCGCCAGCTGACGTTTTGCAATGGTGCCATAAGAACCGGCTGCATTGCTGTCCAGCCCGTACATCTTCAGCAGGTTGGCCGCTGCTTCCTGATTTCCGCTTGCCACCAGAGAAGCCGCGGTGCTCAGAACACCTGCCTGATCGTCCCGGGTCACCGGTGCGCCGTTGTAGCTGGCAAAAGCGTTTGCGTTCAGGCCGTACCGGTTCAGCACGTCGCTGGCCGCATCCCCGGCTCCCTGGGTGTACAGGTTGAACGCCTGCTGGTAAGCACTCAGGGCATCGCTCTGGTCGGTGCGTTTCTTGTTGTACTCCCACTGTTCCCGGGCAAAGTCATTCTCCCACTGCTGCTGCGTGTACCCCTTGTACCCATCGTAGGCCGTCAGGGCCGCCGAGCCGATGTTCTTTACCGTGTTCCAGAGGTTGTTCCAGTAGTTGTCGTTCTCGTTTCGGGCCTGTTCGCTCTGGTTGGCAAGGAAATTCTGCCACGCCGTGTAGTTGGCAAAGTTGCTGCCGTAGGCACTGCGGTCCAGCGCCTCGGTGTTGGCCATGCCGGAAAGGGCACTCAGCAGGTCGTTCTGCTGGTTCTGGTATTCGCTCAGTGCCTGGCCTCTCAGGCCGGGTACCGCATTGTCAATGCCGCTCATCGCCTGCTGCTGGCCCTGCTTTGCCACGCTGTCGGCGTAGCTGCTGCCATACCCGCCCGCCAGCATCGCCGCGTTGGCCTGGGCGTTCTCCGCGCTGGCGGCAGCATTGGCCTGGGCCTGGGCGCGGTACTGCTGGTAGGCTTTGCTGCCGGTATCCCAGTCGAACCCGCTGCCGATCTGCCCGGTCAGGCTGTCCATTGCGTCCTTGTTCCGGCTCACATAGTCCGCCGGGCGATTGGCATTCCATTCCCGCTCTTCCTGTTCCGCCTGGTTCTTTCTCCGTAAGGTATCAAATAACATGTCGTTCTCCTTTTCTTCTGCCACACACCGGTCTTCAGATCACGGCAAACGCTTTCAGCACCCACGGCAGCAGCTGTGCGCCGACCTGCAAAACGTTCCCCCAGAAGTTGGTGTTGTTCGCATCCTTCTTCTGGTTGGCCCCCACCGCGTTGGCATATTCGGTCTGGGCACTGTTCAGCTGGCCATAGTAATTGTTCAGGCGAGTGTTGTAATCGTTGATCGCCAGCTGCTTCTGCTGCTGCAAAGAGCTCAGCCGGTTGCCCAGGTCACTCTTCTTGGTGGCATATTCGTTGTAAGCCTGGCTGTACAAGCTGTCTGCCACGTCCGAAAGCCCGTTCATGGTGCTCTGGTAGGCCGTCTGCCCGCTGGAAGTGCCCCAGCTGTTGCCGTAGCCGCCGCTGCGGGCCGAAGCGTTGGCGGCAGCGTTCTCGCTGGCCAGCTCCGCACCCCGGGTGTACTGGTTCTTGTACTGCTGGTAAGCCGCGTCCTTGGTGTAATCGTAGGAAAAGCCATCCCGGTTCATCTTGTCCAGCTGGCTCTGCGTGCCGCTGATCTGGCTGTCATACTGGCCCGTCGTGTCCTCCGGCTGCTGTCCCTTCCAGTAATCCAGATTGTTCTTTGCCGTGGTCACCCGGTCGTTGCTCTGGGCGTACTGGTAGCTGTTGGAATCGTTCTTTCTGGTTCCAAACACGCCGGTGCCCGCATTCTTTTCGCTGTTGCCGGTAATGCCGTCATACGCATCCCCCATCATCAGCGCCACATTGTGGCCCGGGATCAGGTACTCCCACCACTGTCCTCTTGCCATCTTCTCACTGTCTCCTTTCGTTTACTCCACCTTCAGCCCCATGGCCACCAGCTTGTCCCGCATGGTGTCACTGAAGTTCGTCTCGTCCAGGTTCTGCATCATGTATATCATTTGGTCCCGCAGCTGCATCAGGTAGTTGTTGATGCTCCGCCTGTCCTCCGGGGCCATGTTGTCACTCAGTTTCGGCATGGCGATCTCGCCAAGCCTCGTAATATCTGCCATATAAAATCTCCTTCCTCTAAGCAGGGCTCCCCCTTCGGGGGAGCTGCAAGCAACTGCACCGCAGGTGCATTGCGCGCTGAGAGGGTCATCGTTTCGGTTCCCCTCCGGCCACCCGGTTGCCCCGGCTCTCTGCCATGCTGAACGCAATGCTCCGCACCGCGATCTGCCCGGTGCCCTTGATCCGCAGCCGCATGGTGTCGTGCCGCTCCGGCACAAAGGGCAGGTTGACCCGGGTGTATTTGTTCAGAACGGCTGCCTGGCCCAGTGTCTCCCAGGCTCCGCCCTCATAGCTGGCCTGCAGCTCCACCACGCTGTACGTCAGGGCATCCACCCGCAGAAACACCCGGTTGATGTACTTGTCCGCCGGGATGTTCAGTCCAATGTCTCCGCTCACAGCCTCAAAGCCCACCTTCTGTTCCAAATTCGCCTTTGCCGCGTCGGTGTCCCGGTCGGCCTCCCGTTCCGGTTCGGTGGCCCACAGATTCACGCCGTCCCACTGGTAGAGCTGCCGTCCCGTGGAGCACATTGCCCAGCCGGAAGCATTCTCTTCCGCCGCCGTGTCCTCCTCGTGCCAGAGCTGCCGTTCGGTGTCATAGACCAGCAGCCGGGTCTCGTTCCGGCCCGGCACCCGCAGATGCAGGTAATACCGGGTGTCCAGCACACCGCCCACCGCCCCGCGCACGTTCATCAGCCAGGTGTTGTCCAGCCCGCCGCTGATCTTCACCGGCAGGCTGCCGTCCCAGGCCATCACGCCGTCAGTGGACAGGTAGTACAGCACCTCTGCCAGCACACACATGCTCTTGCTTGCCTGCTTGGCCACGCCCCGGCACTGCACGCTCACCAGCTGATAGTCTGCCGGGCGGCTGCCGTAGAGCTTGTGCAGGCAGTTCTCCTTGAAGAACAGCACATAGCCCATGCAGGTGGCTGCACCGGTAAAGGGGCCGTCACTGCCCACGTTCACGGCGTAGCTGTCCGAAGCAATGCCCCGGTAGCTGTACCAGTTGGTGGGGTCGCCCAGCTTGCAGCTGTAGATCACATTCTCCTCGCTGTTGCAGCCCCATACCCGGTTTGCGTTCTCGGTCACATATTCCAGCCGGGGCACCCGCCGCCGTGCGGTAATGGCTGCACCGCCCGCTGTGGCGCTCTCGCTGCCGTTCATGCTCTTCCAGGTGGTACCGCCCGCCGTCACAGTAAAGCTGCCATAATAGCGGGTGCTCTCGGTCTTTGGGCTGCCGGTCAGCACAATGCTGTCCCCGTCCATCTGTTCAATGGTCACCTCGCCGTTCACGCCCTCGGCCAGATATTCTTCCACCAGCCCGGGCACCTGCTCCACCGTGATGGTGTCCCCCTTCCTGAAGCCCGCAGCGGCCAGCCCGGGCAGGGTCATCTTCACGCTGTTCAAAAGGATCTCCGCCCACTTGCCGCTCTTGGCATCGTACTGTTCCAGCACGTTCACATAGGCCCACTTGCTGGAAGAGGAGTTCTGTTTCAGAAACAGCGTCCCGTCCGCCGGGCCGGAAGGTTCCGTGGTGCCCACGCTGCTCACGGTGTATGTCTTGCCGCCCGCGTCGCAGGGGGCAATGGTCACCGTGCCGGTCTGGCTCCATGCGGCACTCAGGGCTTCCAGCTTTCCGGTGGCCGTGTCAAAGCTCTTGGCATCCGGCCAGATCAGGATCTTCGTGCCCATGCCGATCATAATTTTCTCGCTGTCCGTCACGGCGTTTTCCAGCACGATCTCCCCGCCCGCAGCCGCGGTGGCCACGTCGTCCTCGCTGTCCTCGGTGTAGCGCAGGGTGGTGCCCTCGCACAGCAGCAGGCCGTTCAGGTGGTACATCCCGTTGCAGCGGCCCATGGCCCGCATTGTGCGCCGGGGTGTCCGGGTCTGCAGTGCGGGGTATCCCCGGCTGGAAAAGTTCTTCATCTCGGTAAACTCCGCCTCGGCGCAGCCGTAGGTTTCGTTCAGGCCGCCAAAAGCCGTCTGGATGCTCTTCCCCGTCGAGATGCTGTATAAACTCGGCAGTGCCATCTCAGTACCTCCACTTCGTGGCCATCCTGGGCAGGTAAGTGTGCCTGCACCAGGCTGCAAACTCCTGCTGGTTCTCGTTGGCCAGCTGCATCTCGTTGGCATAGCGGTCGGTCTCGCCCAGGGCCGCGTCCATCTGTGCCGCCAGATAGTGGGCATAGTAGCTGTCGTAGGGCTCCGGCAGCAGCAGCTCCGCGTCCTGCCGCAAAAGCTCCTGCTCCCGGTCGTATAAGATGTCCGCACCCACGGCATCAAAATCGGTGGTGTCGCTCTTGTCCACCACGCTCTTTCTCAGCCCCGCATCCGCCTGCCGCAGCCATAAGATCTTCAGCTCGCGGTCAAACCCGTTGTTGGGCCGCAGCTTGTCTGCGGTTTCGATTGCTTTTCCTACTGTCACGCTTATTCCATCCTTTCACATCTGCAACCCGGGTTGCGGCTCCCTGCGTCCACTTCGCACAAAGCTTTGTGCTCGTGTCCTGCTGGCCGCGGCCCCAACAGCTCCTCCCTGCTTCCGCCACTGGCGGCGGTCGTCGCCGTTGCAATTGCCTTTCCTACTGTCATAAAAGACCTCCAAACAAATAACCCCCGGCACAGCGTGTGCCGCCGGGCCGGGGGTTCTCAAAAATTACGCCTTATTCGCCAGCTCTTCCATGCGGGCAGCGGTCTGGTCGTCCTGTTCCTGGCTGTGGCGGATGACCTCCGCCACCTCCGGGGGCACCTCAATGTTCTTTCCGCGCTGCAGCTGGTAGTTCACACCGTTCACGCTCACGAACAGGTCACCCTTGTACTTTCCGCCGTCCGAAAACAACCGGATCGTCTCAGTCTTTTTCTTTGCTTCTGCCATATCCATCAACCTTTCCCGTAACTTATTTCAAATCGGCGCAGAGCAAAAATGCGGTTAAGAGATCTTCGCGCGTATGCGCGAATCTCCAGCATTTTTGCTTGGAGCCTTCTTCTTCGGGGTTACTAGGGGCGAGCAGCCCCTAGTTCGTGCCTCCCGCGCTTCGAAAGTAGCGGGTGCTTTTCTGGTTCTCTTTTGGCACGCAAAAGAGAACATTCCCCTTAGTTTGCCTCAGCCGTCCCGCTGTACCGTGCGCTGCAGCTCTCAATGCGCACCATGTACTGTTCCACCAGGCGCTCAGCGGTCTTGTGTGCCTTCCAGCCCACAGACGCACGCTGGTTCAGGGGATCGTCACCGTAGCCCAGCTGCTTCACGATGTGCTCCAGGCCGCCGCCCTCGATCTCGGTGGAACCGTAGGCGTGGGCACCCAGGATCAGAGTGCTGAACACGGCCAGACCCGCCGGGCAGCCGGTGCCCTTCCAGATCTTTGCCTCGCTGGTCTCCACAAAGCGCACACCGTGCAGCGTGCCGATCTCGCCGTTGTAGATCTCGTCCGGCTGGGCGTACTTGTGCACATCGATCCAGTCCGGGTCGCGGCGCAGTTCATAGGTTACATAAGGGTGGATGATGCCCACAAAGCTGGTGCCGATGGGGTCAGCGTTCATGGCCTTCAGCTGGGTGGCCGCACGGGCGATCAGGTCGCTGGTCAGCTGGCAGGTCGCGTCCAGGGTGGCGCGGCTGGTCACAGGGGTCTCCGCGCCGCCTTCGCCGATCTTGGGCGCATAGATCACGTTGGTGCCGCCCGCCAGCACATCACGCACGATGGTGTCCAGGGTGCGGCCCGCCTGGCTGGCAATGATTTTGGTTGCCTGCAGGATGTTGTTGTCAATGGCGGTCAGCTGCAGCGTGTCGGTAATGGGCACCCATCCGCCGTACTGCCTGACTTCAGCGGTAACGGTGGAAACGTTCATGGTCTGGCCGTCCGGGGTCACACCCTCGGTCAGCGGAGTGGTGGCCTTGGGCAGGCTGTCATACTTGCGGAACTCGATGTTCTTGCCGCCGTTGGCCGGAATGGGATACGGGTCGCCGAACTGGTCATGCACCAGGGCAGGCTCTGCCTGGTCGATCAGGCGCTTCTCGTAAAAGGTTTTCATCTCGGCACTCATGCCGGATGCGCCGGTGGTATTCTGGTTCTGGGTGCTGGCCGTTGCAAACATCTGCAGATCCAGCTTCATGGTCTTGTCTTTCATAGCTTCCTCCTGTTAAAGTGTAATAACTTCACCCCGCATGACCCGCTTCTCCATCTCTTCCATTTCCTTGCGGCTCATGTGGGATACGTCGATCTTGGTCTGCACCGCGCCGCCGGGGCGGGTGCCATTCTCGCCGGGCCGGGCGTTGCGCTGCTGCATCCGGTTCACCACGCCCTGCTCCACCTGCCGGGCCGTGGCGGCCTGCTGCTGTTTCAGGATGTGATCAAAGTAGGCGCTGCGGTAGGCGTTTGTCATAGAAACGCCCGACCGCATCATCTTCTCCACCTCCGGGTTCGCCAGCACCTCAGCCATGTTGAAGTCGGGATACTGGGCTTTCAGCTGCTCCGCTTCCCGGTCCCATCCGGCCTGCAGCTCTGCAATGCGGGCCTGCTGGACACGCTGACGCTCCATCTGCTGGATCAGCTGCTGCTGTTCGGTCAGCTGCTTGTTCTGGCTTTCCAGCTTGTCCAGCTCCCGGGCCGTTTTGGTGGAAACGCCCTTCTCCATGGCCAGTTTCTCGTAGTAGGCATCATCCTTCACCGCGCCGTTCCGCACAGCCTCGGTCAGGGCCACCAGATCGTTGGCATCCGTGCCGTACTTTTCCTGCAGCGCCTGCATCAGGCCCTTCATGGCCGGGCTTGCTTCCAGCCGCCGGGTCGCTTCGGTCACGGCGTTCTGCATCAGCTCCTCGGTCAGGTCGGCATACTCTCCGCGCAGCAGCTCACCAAAGGCTTTCCGCCGCTCCTCCGGGCTCTTGGTCTTGCCTTCGCCCTTCTCCTCGCCGTCCTTGCCCTCGGCTTCGTTCTGGTTCTCTGCCGCTTCCTCGTCCAGCTCAGACTTTTCCTCACTGCCAAGGGCTCCCCCCTCGGGGGAGCTGGCGGCGCTCTGCGCCGACTGAGAGGGTGAGCCCTCTTCCCGGCTGCTCCGCTTCAGCACCCCGCTCCGCCGGGCCAGCCGCTCTTCTGCCGGCCGCAGGGCGGGCAGCTCAATGGCATTGCCTTCCCCGTTCGCTGCCCCTGCAGATGCGTTGGCTCTCCCGTTGGGAGAGCTGTCCGCGCCAGCGGACTGAGAGGGCATTCCGTCCCCGTTGGCACCTGTGCCCCCGTCTGCAAACATCTGCAGATCAATGGCATCTGCCTTGTCTGCGTGCAGGTTGATGTACCGCACATGCTCCGGGTAGGCATCCGCCAGCAGGATCAGACCGTCTGTCACCAGCTCAAATTTTGCCAGGCTGTCAGTGCCCTGCTTTGCCTGTACCACCATCAGGTTCCGGTCATCGGCACAGGTCACGGTCCCGCTGTCCAGACTGTACGCCAGCGTCTGCATCAGCGCGCTCACGGCAGCACATACAATGTCCTGCCCCTTGGGTGCAAACTCCGCGTGCCCCTCGGCCCGCAGGAACATCATGTCTCCCATCTCGTTGTAAGTGATCTGGATCATTCTATCGCTCCTTCCAAAATTTCCTCTAAACAGGGCTCCCTCCTTTGTGGGAGCTGCAAGCAACTGCACCGCAGGTGCATTGCGCGCTAAGAGGGTCACTTATTCGGATTATTCACGTTCATGGCCCGCTGTGCCGCCTGGGTGGCCAGGCTGTTGCCTCCGCCGCCCACCACGGCCCCCAGGCCGTTGGTCGCCGTCTTTGCGGTGGTCTGTCCGCCGCTGCTGCCCCCCGTGGTTCCGGCCGCCTGTGCAGCGGCCCCGGCCATGGCGCTCATGTTGGTGCCGTTCTGCTGGTCAATGATGGCGCTCAGCTTCTGCAGCTGCTCCATGGCCTGCTGCAGCTGGGTGTACAGGGTGCCGTTCTGCTGCACCCGTTCCCGCACCTTTTCGATGCCCTCAAAGTCCATCATATCCAGCACCGCCAGCGCCGCGTCAGCGTTGGCCGGGGCAAACAGCCCCATCTGGTAGCACTCCTTTGCCGTCTCGTTCTGGGAAAGGCGGCTGAAGGTGCTCTTCTTGGCAGCCGATACCGTGATGTCGAACACCGGCTCGTGGCTGCCCAGCTCCACCCCACCGATCATGTCAACCGGCTGGGGCTGCAGCATTGCCCCGGAGAACCGCACATACTCCGGCTGGCCGCTGTCGCCGGTAATGCGGTAGACCCGGCTCTCGTCGTAGAACTGCCGCATCAGGTCAATGATGAAATAGCACTCCTTTGCAAAGGCCCGGTAAGCGCTTTTCAGCATATCCCGGGAGAGCTTCGAGCCAGCCTCCTGCAGCGCCGCAATGGCAGAAGCCGCAGTCAGGCCGCTGGTGGTGCCGCCCTGGGAAACATCCCGGTTGCCGCTGATCTCCTTCAGCTCCGCCACTCTCGCGTCCCGGTAGGTGATCAGGTTGCCCGCCAGCCCCGCTGTCTGTAAGGGCCGCAGGGTCTCGTCCGTCACCCGCCCTGCCGCGTGGACGATGTCCTTGCCGAAATCGGCCAGCTCCTTCTCGTTGATGCCCGCCCCGTCCTGGATGATGTACCGCGCCTTGGCCGAAAGCTTCACGTTCTCGTCCATGGCTGCGTTCATCTCGTCAATGGCGGTCTGGGTGTCCTTCATCACGTCGATGTACCCAAAGCCCGCCGGGCTGTCCTCTTCCACGAACAGGGTGTCGAACACAAAGGGGTACTTGCCGTGGTCGTAGAATCCCCGGTCAGCAAGGGCCGGGTCGTTCTCGCTGGCGTAGAGCACCACGCCGTTGCAGAACTTGCAGTAGTGCAGCAGAGGCGGGCCGTCCTCCCGGGCCTTTTTGTAGTACCAGTCCACCACCACGCTCTTGTCCGAGGTGTCAATGCTCTGGTCGTGGATGTACTTTGCCACTTCCAGCGTGCTGCCGGTGTGGCCTTCCAGCTGGGGGTACTGGGCCTTCAGCTGTTCGTTGTCGGCCACCGCCAGGCTGAACAGGTTGGGGCTGTCCTGGATGTCCATCACGCCGGGCTCCCAGTACATCATCAGCAGATCCATGCTCTTGATGGAGATATCTCCCACGCCGTTCCTTAACCCCGGGTCCCAGAAGATGCCCTTCACGCCGGTGCCCTGCTTGAGCTTGCGCCACCAGGTGTCGCTGTACACCTGCTCGTATTCTGCCTGTTCCAGCAGCACCGGCAGGATCTTGGAAAGCACCTTGGCGGTCTGTTCGTCGTCCGCTGCCCGGGGCAGCACGTTGGGTTCCGGGTAGTTGTCCATGGCATCCGCGTGCTTGTTGGCAATGCTGTTGAACAGCCACCCGCTGGAAGGTTTGGGCTTGCCCTCCATCATCTCGTTTTTGTAGTTGGCCCAGTGCTGCATCCGGAACCACAGCTCGTTGTCCACGATCCGCTTGTCCAGCGCCGCCTTGCCGGTCTTGTATCTCTGTAACAGCGCCGTGGCCTTCGCCACCTGCTCTGTGCCGATCACGTCGGTCATACTCTAAAAAACCTCGCTTTCTTCCCCAGCTCCAGCGGGTCATCCGGCATGGGCTGCACCGGCTCTGTCCGGGGCGGGCTGAGAGGATTCTCCATCAGCACATACCGGCACTCGTCGTAGATGTGATCCTCTTGGTCGGTGTCAATGTCCTCCACGTTGCTCTCGCTGTATACCAGGTTCGGGATGGTGCGGATAAAGTGCTTGCAGGTGTTGAACACCTGCAGCATGGGCCGCCCGTCCGCCTGAAACGCCAGCCGGTAGTGGAACTGCATCTTGCCAGCCAGCCGGGTGTGGTCGCCGGGAGCCCAGTGCAAAAAGTTCGGGCTCTTCTCCTGCATCATGGCAATGCTCTCGCCCTGGCTCTCGTTGAAGATGGCCGGATCGGCCACGCCCAGAATGGTGCGGCCCCGGAGCATGGGGTCGTTCTCTTCTGCTTCCCGGATCATCCTTGCCTGCTTCACAGGGTCTGCTTTGATGCCCTCGTTGGGGGTCCCGGTGCAGCCGTACAGCTCCCGGATGCGGTAAAGCCTACCCTCTTCGTCCGCCGCATACCATCCCACGGAAAATGGCTTCGAGTAGCCGAAATCGTACCCCCGCCAGATCTTCCAGTGTCCCGGGATGCGGAATGGGCGGATCACATGTGTCCACCGCTGGTCGTCGTAGTGGGCCGGGTCGTTCTTCCACTCGGTGAACACCTGCCCGGTAAAGCTGTCCCAGTCGCCGTAGAGCAGGGCTTTCTTCTCCGCTTCCGGCAGCGCAGCCAGCGTGCCCAAGTAGCCCGGGTCATTTTCCAGCAGAGCCGCGTTGTCAAACACGGTGCTGGGGATAAAGATGCGGGTCCGCCGCTGCACGATCTCCCGTCCGTCCGGGGCCCTGGCCTTTACCATCTGCACCATCCGGGTGCCGGGCGGGGCCGGGCTGACGAACCTTGCCTTCACCCATCCGTGGCCGATGCCGCCGGGGTTGGCCGTGGCCCGGGTGTAGACCCGGGTATCGGGGCCGTTGGGTCGGTTTCGGCTCAGCAGGTAGCTGTACTCTTCCCAAGTGAAATGGGTCAGCTCGTCAAAGCCGATAAAGTCGTAGGCCTGGCCCTGATAGTTGTACTTGTCCTGGGCGTGGTTCAGGCTGCCAAAATAGATCTTTGCACCGCTGGGAAAGGTCCAGCAGTGTGTGCTGCTGTTGTACCTGGCTTTTGGGAATACCGGCTTGTAATACCGCATGGTCTTGTCAATGAGCTCCCGCAGCTGGGGAAACGTCTTTCGGATGATGAGCCCCCGGTAGTGTGGGATCTCCACCTGCCGCAGGGCCTCGATCACCAGCGCGTCGCTCTTGCCGCCGCCTGCGGCCCCGCCATACAGCACTTCGTTCTCGGTGCGCTGCATAAACCGCACCTGGGCGGGCTGCGGCGACCAGATCACCGGTCTGCCGTCACGCATCCTCTGTGCCGCCATCCACTTCCACCTCCTGCTGGCCGTCCGTCTCACTGGCTGCCGCGATCTCTACCATCGGCGGACCACTCTCGCTGTCGGTGTTCTCCGCCGGGGCCATGGCAGCAGCCTTTTCGGCCACTTCCATCAGCACCTTTGCCACACCGGCCGCGTTCTTGTCGCTCATCACCCGGCCCTCGTACCGTTCTAGCTCAGCATTTAACAGGTCCCGCTCGTCCTCGTAGAGCCGCAAGTTCCGGGTTCCGGCTCCTCCATACACCACAAGCCCGGTCTCGGTGGCATCCGCCAGCTCCTCCGGGTCATCCTTCAGCAGGGTGCCCACGGCAAAGGCCCTGGCCCGGGTGTCCTCGTCCAAACGCCGGTGCAGCCTCTCCGTGATCTGCGCCGCCCGCTGGCTCTCAGCGGCCCGGCCCTGCAAAAAGGTCACCTGTGCCCGCACCCCCAGGCTTGCCCGGATGGCGATCTCCCGCGCGGCTTCCTGCCGAGCCTTTGCAAAGGCATCACTGCGGCCTGCCTCCTCGCTCATCCAGCTCCGGATGGTGCTCTCCGGCACGCCGTACTTCTTCGCCACAGCGCAGATGGAGTTGGAGCCCAGCATGGCCATCACCACCTCGGCCCGGAACGCCGCCTGGTATTTCTTTCCCCGCTGTTTTCCCTTCACGGTATTCTTGCAGTACGCCCGCTTTTTCGCCAATTCTCTCACCTGCCTTTGCAAATATCCTATCACGCCCCGCCGGGTGCAACTACCCCGGACATTTGCCCGCCGGGCAGCAGCCCTGCATCCGCTGCACACACTGCCACGGTGCTCAGGGCTTCCAGCTCTTTGGTGTAGTAGGTCGTTCGCCCCACATACAGCCGAGCGATCACCTTTTCCTCGGGCAGACCTTGCAGGTAGCGCAGCCGCAGCAGCTGGGCGCATACCGGGTCATTGCGGTCGTACCAGGCCAGCACCGCCCCGATCACCTGCGCCCAGGCAGCACAAACAGACCCCTCGCCATATCGGCGCAGAGCCTGCCGGGTCGCTTTCTTCTGCTCTTTTGTCACCGCCCCACCTTCTTTTCGCATGGGTATAACGCGCAAAATACCGGTGTTTTATCTGTCAGGTGCGAACTTTCGCAAAGGCATGTCCCACCTTCTGCTTCACCATCACCACATAGCACCGCAGGTCATCCGCATCCCAGCCCTCTTTCTCGCATCCGGGACTCTCCGGTTCCGGTACCACGCAGCGCACGAATTTCCAGCCCGGGTATTTCTGCTCCCACCAATATGCACTGTCCTTGCAGTCCTTGCAGCCTTTGCGTAGCTGCTTCCGGCTCCATCTGGTGTCATTGGGTACCAGCTCCACCGGCTGGATCAGGCTTCTGCTCTCGTACCAGCGCAACTGCCCGTGCTTCTCGAAGTAGGTGATCAGGTCATCCAGCCGGTTCTGCAGGTTCAGCCGATCAGCGTTAGCTGTACCCAAAAGCTCATAGCTGCCGTCCGGTTGGCGTGCGGACCATTTGTCCTCGAGCAGCTGCCGAAAGTCTGCATTCTGTCGCATGGTCAGCCCTGGGCACTCGATCAGCAGGTGATGGTGGTAGCGTTCGCTTTTTCGTCCGCAGCCGGTCAACCCCATGTATCGCAGGGCAAAGCCCGGGCCAAAGGCAGCTAAAATTGCCGTTTTTAGTCGGCGTATGTAGTTCCGCAGGTCTTTTTCGGCTTGTTCCATGCTTTCCGGCAGGTATTCTTCCGCATAGGTCAGGGTCAGGTAGAACCCCAACACCGTGAAATTGGCGTTTGATTTCTGCACCCTCCGCCGATGGGCGTGCTGGGCATTCCGCCGCTTCTGCCGTTCACTGCTGGGCCTGCACTTCTTCCTGCGCTTGGCCTGGTGTTCCTCCGGGGTAATGGCATACAGGTCTACCTCCATGTAACTCTCCCCACACAGGGTTCTCTTCTCTCTGGTGTAGGTATTCCGCATCCCGGTGCCCTCCTGCTGGCTTTCACTTTCTGCTGATATTCTCTTTCCCGTGACCCCACCGTCACAGAAATAACGGGTATACTAGCTCCCCAAAGAGGGCCCTTCCCCCTCTTTCTTTATAAAGGTATTATGAAACGTAACGGATACGGTGGACGTGTCAGGTCCATCGTATCCGTTGCTCTTCATAATAGATTAAGGTGTTTAAGGTGTGGCTGGCTTTCCTTTTTCCGCCCAGTATCCGTAGGTCAGCTCCGGCTTTCCAATTTTCCGGGCCTGAGCGTTGTAGATCATCAGGTCATGCACATCGTAGGCCAGGGCGCTGGGGTCAATCACGCCGCCAATGGGCTTGCGCTTCACCTTTGCCGGCTGATCCGGCAGCTTCATGGGGTGCCGGATCCGTTTCTGGCACAGCTCCATCTCCATCCGCGTAACGCCGCCGGGCTTGTACACGCCGCCCCGCTTGCGGTAGCATTCGTGCACCGTGCCCTCGCTGCCAAAGAGGCCTCTGTCCTTCAGCTCTGCCGCCGTGCCCTTGCCCAGCAGGGTGCCGTCCGCACCGTAGCAGCTGTACACCCGCACTATCCGGGTCTCGGCCCGCTCGTCCGCGCTCAGGCCCTCTGCCCGGGCCCTCTCCACCCGGTCGTCCTTGGTGCTCTTCCGCTCCATCTTCCACCGGTAGTTCTTCGGGCTGGGGTTCTTGCACTTTTCCAGATTATTCCAAACGCTGCTCAGCTTGTTCACATCGGGAAAATATCCCTGCTCCACCAGCTCCACGCTGGTGCCTTTGGCCACCACCTCGCCGGTGTCCCAGTCCATCAGGGTGTATACCCATCTGCATCCACTCTGCATCTTATCGTCCTCCTTGATCCTTGGCTCCCATATCAGGGGAGCTCTGCAAGGCGCTGGCATAGCCAGACCGCAGCGGTGAGAGGTTGCTTCCGGTAGCCGCTGCCATGGCATCCGCACATTTCTGCCGAATACTCTCTTCGTTCAGCACATTCAGGCTCTGGCGGCAGGCATTGCGGCCCGCTGCCATCATCACAGCCCGCTTCAGAAACTCCGTTTCCTGCTCCTTATAGCTTCGGCTCAGGGTCTGCACTGTCTTTTCATCGTCCACGTTCTCCACCACGATGTCCTCAGTCTGCAAGGCATCGCAGGCGCAGCGCCGCAGCTTTTCCATGGCCACATCCAGCCCGTCCGTCTTGCCCCACTCATTCAGCTGCTCGTAGTTGTGGCGCATCTCTGCATACAGCCGGTTCAGCCGGTCTGCTCCAAACCCCAGCTCCTGCACACAGGCCAGCGCCATCAGCTGCCAGGCCATGGTCGCCGCCCGGTCGCCCACCATTTTCAGCTGCTGCTCCCGCCGGGTGCGGGGTGTCCGCAAAGCAGGTACCCGGAATTCCGTCGGCACGCCCTTGGGGATCGCCTCCGCCCGTAGCCGCCGGGCCTTCTCCGTCTGGGGCATCCCGTTCTTGTCCGGCTGCATCACCACAGCCAGGCTCTGGCTGCCCAGCAGCTCCTTCCGTCTGGTGATCCGGTCAAGCCGGGTGCGGCCCAGCCCCCACAGCTCATGTAATGCGATCTGCCCGCACCAGCAGGTCAGCTGCACCACGCTGTCCTGGGTCAGGTCCATCTCTGCCGAAAGGCTCATCTTTGTTTTCATGGCAATTTCTCCGTTCTTCATATTCCCCGCACGCCCGGTTCCGGCCTGCACATGCCAGGCACCGGCTCCGGGTGATCTCAAATACATGTACACACTGGGTCTTATCCATCAGGGTTCCCCGGTCTCGGCCATCAGGGCAGCCAGACTGCTCATCATCCCGCTCAGCGTGTGGCTCAGCACATTGATCGCATCCTCCTGCAGGTCTCCCGGCAGGGCACGCACGGCAAAGGCCGCATCGTTCATGGCATTCTTCAGCCGGGTGTTCACCAGGCTGATCTCCGCCCACAGCTTCGCCTCGTCCGGGGTCATCTTCCGCCGGGCTGGCCGCACAACGCCCTTGATCATGGCCGTCAGCTCGTGGAACTCCTCGTCAGTCAGGCTCCTGTCGTTCCCGGCCTCGGCAATGGCCCGCGCCCGGTCGCTGGGCGTTCCCGTCCGCAGGATGTTCTTGTAATCTTCCAGCGTCATTTCTGCTTGTCCTCCATCGCCCGTTTCATCAACTCTTCCATAAAAGCAGCTTCTTTCCCCTCAAAAAGGCCCGTCACCGTTTTATGGCTCAGTGCCAACCGCATTTCCAGTTCAGCGACCTTTGCAAAAGTCCGAACAGTCTCCTCTTTCTGAGCGTTGTTCAAGTCACTGGGCACGCTGCTGACAACAAAACTTACTGCCGACTGCATGATCACCCGTGTAACATCCGCTGCACTCTCGCCATCCTCAATGCTCAGACCGCCATCGTTTCCATTTTTGTAAATCGTGATTTTCATCCTTACCCCACCTTTCTGCCACAGACGGCTTTCTTCACCGTGTTCTCCGGTACCTTGTGGATCTTCTGCGGCTCCTTCCGCTGCTCTGCCACCAGGCCCAGCCCGGCCAGCGCCAGGGCTGCACACCCCAGCGCGATGGCCAGCATCGTGTAGCCCAGCATTGCCCAGCCGTTGGCCGCGTTCTCAATGGCCCCGCCGCAGCCTGCTGCAGCCAGTCCCAGTACAATGGCACCGGCGCTCATCACATTTCCCGTGACCTTCTTTTTCATTTGCAAATCCTCCAGCTCTGTGTTAAACTTCTGGTGATGTGTTGTCAAACCATCACCCTGGTTGGCTCGTCGGTGTTCCAGCACCGGCGGGCCTTTTTGCTTTTCTCGCATCTCTGGCCGCCTTCCATTCCTGAAATGCAGCCTCATTCTCCGGTTTTGAGTAAAAATCCTGTGTGATGTGCAGCAATTCAATAATTTGCCAGTGCTCAAAGGGCAGTTTCTGCTTTCGGCCCATGGCAGCACCTCACAGCCACTCGGCGCAGATGGTCTCCACCACAGGCTTTGCAAAGCCGATCAGCTCATCGCCGCGCTTTGCGGCCACGACTGCCGGGCCCACCAGCTCTGCCGCCGTCATCTCACTGGCGCGCTGGTTCGTCAGGGGGCGCTCCTTCATCAGCCCTTCCTCGTTCACCAGCAGCAGAATACCGTCCACATCCTTCTCCCGCGCCCACTCGGCGCTCAGCAGGGCGGGCACCGGCTCGATCGGCCCGCCCACCAGCTTCTGCAGGGTCTCCAGCTTCATGCTGTCACCATCATCACACTTCATGTTGAATGCCCGGTTCTTCGCCGGGATCACGATCATATAACGGTCCACTCCTTACTCCTCCTTATTGTCACATCCGGTCTTCTCGGCCTTCTCCACACTCACATCGTCGAACACCCCTTCCAGCACCCGCAGCACCCGGCGCTGTACCATAGGCCTCAGCCCCGCCCGGCGCATTGCGATCAGGCAGTAGCCCATGCAGGCCGCGTTGCTCCATGGGCCATTGATGTCCTTGATGGCCGCCATAATTTCTTCGTGCTTCATAATTTCTCCATTTCCCCCGGCTCCCCGCCGGGGCTTTTTCATGCGCTCTTTTTCGGGTCGGTGGGCTGGGTACGGCGCTGGCAAAAGAGATATTCCATCCTCAGCCCCGGGAAAAGGACGTTCCGAACCTTTTCAGCTTCCGGATATGTAAAATCCGTCTCCCCGTTGATCTTGTTCCGGGCGGTTTTCTCTGAGCATCCAATCGTGCTCATAATGTCTTTTACCGTTAGGCCGTTCCGTTGCATCTCAGCTTTCAAATTGTCCATTGCAAATCCTCCGTTTCATTTCGATTTTACCTTTAACGGTAATTTACAGCATGATTGTACATCCATTAAAGGTAAAAGTCAACCCTCTTTCAGAATATTTTTATCTTATTCGGTAATTTATTATTGACGGGGCAGTTTCTTTTTCTTATAATAGGGTTAAAGATTCAGAAAGGAGATTTTTACCATGTGGCTCGACAACTTAAACCGTATTAAAAAGAACAGCGGTATGACGATTGAGCAGATTTCAGAAGTATCTGGTGTGCCTAAAGGCACCTTGAACAAACTTTTTGCAGGCCAGACAAAAGATCCTCAGTTGTCCACCGTTTCCGCCGTGGTTCACTGCATGGGGTATACTCTCGATGATTTGTCTGATGATACCGTAAGCGATAAAATCCAGCTTACCCCCGCCCAGACTGCCCTGCTGGACAACTTCGACCAGCTGAACGAAGAGGGCCAGACCAAGGCACTGGACTATGTAGAGGATCTGGTTCTCACCGGACGTTATAAAAAAGCTGCTGAGCATGGCGTGGCTGCAAAGGAAGCATAAAAAATAACCGCCTTGGTCACCCAAAGCGGTTAAGTTGTATATGATGGAGGAAATCAGC